GTCGTTATAAACTGTTCACTGCGGCAATGGATCCCTCATATGCGGTAGCGCAAGCTATCAAAGATAACATTGTCATCAGCACATATCCATGTGCAACCGCTGCTGTTATCGGCAGTTATCACCGCGTCTGTAGTGTGGTGAATACAACCGTTAATCTTGAAGTCAGTTTGGTCTCTGGAGTGTTAGCCCACGCTAAGCCTGACCTTCTGACGCCCTGTGATGACTCTTGGGTCATTACAGAGCATGTTCGCACCCTTGCTCGTGCGGTGGTGTCGCGTTCTGCGGCACACTTTACCACCAAACCCAAGGGAGCGGACGGCCTCCGTGGCAAGTTTCAACGCCTTCCGATCCCCGAAGGCACCATGAACAGACACAATGCTCATGGGAAGCGCGCTCAAACGCGTTCATCCGCCCGCAAGTTCGCAAGAACCTTGGCTGAACGCACCAAACGCAATTTGTACGCCTGGTCTTCGTCTAAAACCGAAGCTAGAACTATGTCTTGCTACCGTTCTATGTATGACTACAAAGACTTAGAACACGATGCGCGTTTCGATCGCCTCCCATCTCGACCCCTGATTTGGATGTGCGACGTTGATTACTTCGTTTCCCCACTCCTGCTGGGTGACCTGCTGGCTGCAGGTCACCCCGTCCTCATGTACACGTACATGCTCCGTGAACTCCACTCGTCGACTGACGATGGAGGCTATTCTTTCACCGATAAGCTGTTCGCTTGGAACGCGGGCGGCGCTACATATCACCATGAAATATGGGATTGGAATTCTGATGTCTTGTATCTTAAGACGTCGTATTTCTCTTCTGTTTTGGTGCGTGTAGACTGCCGCACAATGGAAGAACCTGGTCGGGCACTTGTCCTCCTTACCCCAACCGCCTCTGTAGGTGTTTGTGGTTCGGGTGCGACAGCCCTTCTAAATGTTGGTTGCAAACCAATGACTCGTTTCCGTCCGGCCCGCGTCCACACGGAAGGTTTCGATTCATACTACCACATTTATGGCGACCATGTGTATCTCAACGTAGTTCCAGGTGGTGGGCGAGACATGCCCCTGCCCGCGTTCACTCGACTCTTGAGTGCCACGCGTACGACCGCTAGTCTCTCTGTTTCCACGATTCAGAGAGCTATTGGTGATGAATTCGGACATGACATTAAGGAATTTCTCAAAGCCCTCGTGAAATCCCCCAAAATCGAGTACAAGCTCGGCGGAGCTGCCCGTTCGTTCACTCCTGAGTATCTGGATATAGATACTGACGGTGTCAAGTTCCGCGGCACGTTGGTCACGCCCCCTGTGATCGACGGTTGTCTGTTTCCTTCCGAAGGACCTAGTTCGGACGCTGCTTGCATTTCTGAGCGCGTCTGGGCTTTGCGTAACCCCGAGAATGACGTTCCGGATGAGTACCATGTATGGAGTGCTGAGTTCCGTCAGAAGTTAGTTGAATGTCAACGACTCACTGACCATCAGTACCCTATGGATCTCCAGGACCTTCTCGCCGAAATGAACCCCACCATCCGTCAAAAGATGGCCAATGCTAGTGAAGAATATCTCAATGATTGGGATGAACGTGCCCGCAAAACGTTCCAAAAGGCCGAGGCGTACCCCGAACCCAAGGCCCCACGTGACATCAAAAACGTCCCTACCGAACACGTGGTCATGTATTCCCGCTTCACACGCCCTTTCTCCAAGTTTCTCAAGGAGACAACGCATTGGTATTCTTTTGGCCATTCCCCTGAAGACACTGCAAACATGGTTCACCGTGTTTGTGAGGGGCATCCACACATTTTCGCTACTGATTACACGCGTTATGACAGTACCCAAGGAGAGTTTCTCTTCGAGGAGTTCTTCTCTGACATGCACGCGATGTACCCAGACTATGAGGTCGAAATTACTCAACTCGCTGATCAGCTCCATGACCAGTATCACGTCACCAAATATGGCGTGTCGTTTTGTAATCTCTACCAAATGCTGTCTGGCTCAGGTGACACGAGTGTTCGCAATACTGTGAACAGTGCTCGCGCCGTGTACCTGTGCTTTCGTGCCATGGGCTACTCTCACGTAGAAGCCTGGGACATGTTAGGATTATTTGGTGGTGACGATGGTCTCTCCTTCTTTCCAAAACCCCACATCGCTGAACAAGTGATGCGCACCTTAGGGTTAAGGATGAAGTGTGTCAAACAAACGGAATGGGTGGATTTCTTGGGTAGGTGGTACCCCGATCCATTTACGCACAACAGATCTTGCCACGACATCGGCCGAGCCGCTCGAAAGCTCCATGTGTCAGCGACCAGCATCAAGAACGCCACCATCCAGCAAATGGCCTGGCGGAAAGCTGTGTCGTTGTACGTTACAGACTCCCAAACCCCACTCCTCGGTGACTGGGCCCGCAAAATACTTTCTCTCGTACCTGATGGAAAGTTACACTACGATCACTTCCAAACTGAAATTCTCGGCATTAAGATAGATTCCAGTTCCTCTGGTAGAACGACCAGTCAGGCGATCGTAGACAAGTGGTCCAAGCCCATCTTCCCTCCTCTCGAGGTGGATGAGCAGCGTGAAGCGTTGCATAAGTTTCTTGATGAAAATGATCTTGAATTCGAAACCTATGCAAAGTGGCTTACAGCTTTTCGCGCCGCCGAGTCCTTCGAAACTTTTCCTCCCCCACTCAAAGTGGTCGACATGTGTGAGGTTGCCGCCCCTGGCAAAATCACCGTTACCATTGACGACCAACAGGCGGGCCCCAAGTTGGCTCCTTCAACGACCGCCGCGTGCTCTAACTACCTTCGTGGTAAGTGCAAACGCAGCAATTGTCCTGAATTGCATCCAGAAAAGTTTTGCTACGATTTTGTTCGTGGTCAGTGTAAGCGAGAAAATTGCCGTTTCCCGCACATTGACACTGCGAGCAAGCTTCCGAAACCTGTTCCTAAGAAGACAGGTGGAACGGCGACCAAACCCTCGCCGAAGCGTGTTCCCACACGTGCTCCTGGCCCTAACACCCCCGCGGTGAGAGGTGAACCGGCTCTTGGAAAGAGTATCCGTAAGGCTGCTCTCAACAAGAACCCCGCCTCTGTTCCCAAGCCTGTCGCTCCCAAGACAGATCCCAAGGGGAAAGGTCCTAAGCACGCAAAGAAACAATCGTAGAAGAGTGGTAGTCTCGAGATGACTATAAAAGCGGGCGAGTTTCCCAACTTAAATGGGACGTGTCACCTACGTTAGTGGTGAGTTGGTGGCTCACCTACTGCTGCTCCTTGGTTTCTCAGAGTTTATGGGCCCCTTGACTCGTTACACGTGTCGTTAAACTCTCCATGCCCCGCAAAGAATCCAAACAAATTGCGCTGACAGTCAACCCCAATGTGGCTGTCGGCCAAGCTTCTTATGATTATGCTCTTCGTCTCGTCGACCCAGAAGGACATGACGCCGCACTGTCCCCAGCGCCTGTCACTGTCCGTTCTACAGCTGTTAAGTCCAAGAAAGTCTTGGACTTGCGTGATGCCTATTCCACCACCAGTGGACCCGGCACTGCGTTTGGTGTCATCACTGCGTCTCCGACCGGAACGCTCACCTTGACCACCAGGGCAACTGACCCTCTCGACGGCAATGGTATAACATGGTCCATGCAATCCTCCCCCGCTGGACCCATTTCCAAATTCAACCCTGTCCACATGGAATCCAGTGTTGCTCGTCACAATTCCGCGACCCAGGTCGCCATTGCCGCTCCTGGCAGTGGTGGATCTTCTCCTGTGCAACGTATTGGCTTTAATAGCAATACGGAAACGTTCGACCTCAAACTCGAGCACACAGGTAACTACGATCTCGGTTTTTCCTTATGGGCTGGTACCCTCGCCGGTGCCGCTCCGTACAAAATTGTTGACGGCCACTGTGGCCCATCAGGTGTCGTTATCACCGCTGAAAACTATCCCAGTAACTCGTACAATGTCTTTTGGTTTGACCTGTGCGGGCCAGGGGTTCAATGGAGTGCCTCCTTCGTGCCTAGCGCGGGTAGTACTCTGACCCAGAACCTCTTGTCCACCGAACCATTGGTCACAGTTACCAACATGGATGTCCTCTCCGACATCCCAGCGCTCGAATTCTATCGCGTCACAGCCTTAGGTGTGCTTATCACATACCAAGGTTCTGACATCTCCAACGGAGGTAGAATTGCTTGTGCAAAAGTTTCCAAGTGGTGGTCCCCGGACGAATCTGATGTCCTAGACTCCATCGCAAAACTGCCCAACGACTGCCATGAAGGTGCTCTCAAGAATGGTGCACATATGCACTGGGTGCCCTCGTCGATTGACGATCTCATTCCCAGACATTCTGACGTCGAGTCAGATGACCATTTGTTCCGTTATGTATTTGCGATCAACGCAGACGATGTTACTCAGAGTACGCGTCTGATGTTGACCATGCATATTGAGTACTATTCAACCAGTCCGTCCTACGGTTCTATGAACTACTGCCCTGATGCTCAGGGACTTTCACTGATGTTAGCGTATGTTAACAGTAAGATTCCCGTTTGTACCGAGAACGATACCCATCTTACTGAGAAAATGCTGAAACACGTGAAGTCTGGTGCGAAGTATGGCCTCAAAACCGTGCTAGCCCACCCTGAGCTTCTCTCCAGTGCTCTTGCAATGTTGCTCTAAACTCCCCCTCAAACAAACCCCCTGTCCCCGAAATGTTGAAGTGTCCCCCCCTCGCTGCTACAGCAGTACAAAACCCTTTTCGAAGGTACCTTAGAATCTACAGACCCC